GCATTGTGTCCACCTTGAAAACGTACTATAATTTCAGCTTGTTCAGCTAATAGATCGACAACTTTACCTTTGCCCTCGTCTCCCCATTGTGTGCCTATTACTACTAGATTACTCATAGTTTGTCTATTCTTGTTTGGTGACGACCGCCTTCAAATTCTGTATATAAGAAGGCACTTACAATATCATTAATGTTTGCAGGATCAGTTACCCTTGCACCCAAACACAATACATTAGCATTGTTGTGAGCTCTAGTAAGCATTGCAGTGTCTACATCTTTGCATAAACCTGCTCGTATTTTAGGATTTCTATTAGCCGCCATGCTCATTCCTATTCCTGTTCCACAAATAAGAATACCAAAATTAGCACCACCGTCTGCTACTAATTCACATAAGTCATTTGCAAAGTCCGGATAGTCACAACTTTCTTCACTGTCACACCCCCAGTCTCTAACATTATGTCCTTGATCCAACAACCATTCACTGATTGCTTCTTTTGTTTTGTAACCGCCGTGGTCACTAGCTATTGTAACTATCATAAACTTACATCCTCTAATCCAGCCGCTCTGAGCTTTACAATATTGTTTATCTGAAATTGCTTTGCATCTATTGCTTTTATAAGTCCCATAAACTTATTACGGATTAGTGCTACTTCATTAATAATGTGTTGCTGATCTATAACTTCGCTTTCGCCATCAGCATATTTTTCTGCATCTCTACTTGAAAGTGCTTTGTTATATCCTTCCAAATATATTCGATAATGTTTGTTGCGTATTTTACGCATTTCAATATTCAAATATTCTAAGATAGCTTCTAGTTCCTGTAATTGATTAAAACGATATTCAACTATACCAGGCATATCACGTGAATGTTTTTCTACATTGCCTTTGAGTCCGCAATCCAATCTTGCTTCGTCTAATTGTTTTTCGAAATGTTCAATTGCAGGAACTATGTTAGCTATATCCTGTCTAACTTTACTATACCAGGTCATTTACCAATCATCATATTCATCAGAGTCTTCATCAATATCGTCATATGCATCTTCATAATAAACGTCTCTTATTACTCTGTCAAGTGTTGAATCGTGCCCAAACCATTCATCGCATACTTCGCTCAAATCAGCAATATTTTCATTGATTACTGCTAGAAACTTTTCGCATGCCAGTTCTTTGTCTTTGGGATTAATATAAGGTTTAAGAGATAGCCACATATCAATGTATGTAGCTATTTCTTCATCATCCATCTTCATGTATAGGCTCTTCTTCCTCTGGTAAGATATCTTGTTCGTTCTGGATATTTAGTTCGGGAAGGTCCTTTTGACCCCATTCTGTCATTATCAAATCCAAACAACCATCGGTATTATTTTCCCATGCTTTACGAAACTGAGTTAACACTTCACCAGTCGTTGGACTTGTATATTCCAAACGGTTACCAGTTTTCCTTAGAAGTTCAAGTTTCTCACACAAGTCAACAAATCCGCTATATGGATTCATACCTGTTTCATACGGAATTTTAATCTGTACACTCTCAAAAGGTTTTGAGAATCTAGTTTTCATAACTTTGCATGCCGCCCTAATACCACGAACATCAGTAACTTTATTGCCATCTTCGTCTTCTTTAAGTTTTAATTTACGCATAGCAACAACGATACTTGATGCATAGATAAAGCCTTGTCCACCACTAATTTTATCATCAGGGTCAAACATGTCCTGCGAAGCATATGTGTGGTTAGTTGCTACCAATCCTACATTGTAGTCGCCAAACATGTTTACACAGTTTCTTACAAGTGCAGTAAGTGCCTTAGGTTTACGACCTAAATCACCTTTCATATCACCTTTAGTAAACTGGTCTACATCTGTTGGAGTAAGCATCATGCCCAAACTGTCAATCACAAACAATACTTTTGGACGATCTTCTTCTTCTTTGTCCGCATATGTTGCTTTGTAGTCTTTCATAAACTCACTAATAACTTTAGCAACTTCATCAATCATTGCTACATTTAGTTTTAACAATTTATCTTCACTAGTATCAACATCAAGTGCTTTGAGCCATTGTTCATCTAGTGCATTTTCACTGTCAATTAGTACACAAAAAATATCTTGTTTTTGTGCTTCTCTGATTAGGTTACCGCTACAAATAAAACTTTTACCTGCACCCGATTCACCTGCAAACACTGTAACTTTGCCTAGTGGGATACCTTTGTTAAAGTCACCACTTAGTAGTTTGTTTAGTGTATAGTTACCTGTCGAAATCCATGTGTCAGGATCTCTAAATCCGCTACTGAGCCCAGGCACGCTCTTTGTAATACTTTTGCGGAATTTACTTACGTCAAAAGGTTTTGCCATTATTTTCTCCAAAAAGCCAGAGTAGGCGACCGTAGCCGCCCACTACATTGTTTATCTATTAATTGCTACGATTTCTAATTGCCGCTAGTATATCTTGAGCACTTGGCTTTGCTCCTTCTGGAGCCGTTGCCGCTACTGCCGCCGCTACTTCTTCCTGTTTTTGAGGAGGAGTAACTGGAGCAGGTGTTGCTTCTGCTACCGGAGCAGGTGCTGGTGCTGTTACTGGTTGCGGAGCAGGTGCTGGAGCAGGTGTTGCTGTTGCACTTTCTGCTTTTGGAGCACTATTACTAGTATCAATCTGTACACCAGCTGGGCGATAAAAATTACCCCAACGTGCTGGATCATACAGTTCACCATTTACACTAGCTTCGAACATTTCACCAATAATACGAAGTTCTTCGTCGTTTGGTTGCTTAGGAAGATAATCATTAAGATTAAACAAACCGTGAGCTTCAATTGCCGCTCTCTCGTTGCTATCTAAGCTACGTTCTCTTCGTGCCCAACTACTAGTACTGTAATCAGCATACTGCCCTTTAGTTGTCTTAGTAAGACGAAAGTCAGTACCTTGCTCAGTATCTGTTGGAAGTTCAGTGAAATCACTGTCCATCAATGCACCTTTAATAATATTAAAGATACTCGGATTAATAACAAACCTACGAATTGGATTGTCGGGTGTAGTATCTTCTTGTAGTGTACTTTCAGATACAAAACCTTGGAAAACGTACGAACGCTTTTTCCAATACTTACGACCCATATCTTCTAGTGCAGGATCTTTAAACCAAGGACGTACCTCAGCTAGTACAGGACATGATCCTGTTGGTCCCCACATTTCGTTACATGGAACGTTTACTGTAACTGCACGACTATTTGAGTCGCCTTTTACGCCAGCAAATCCTAAACGAATCATCTGACGTTCACGCCAAAAGTAAGTGTTGCTCGCATCACCATCTGGTAAGAAGCGTAGTACACTTGTTGAATTTTCTGGGATATTCCAAAAAGGGAAGATAGCGTTGTCGCCACCTGTTTGCGAACCTCGTCCGCCAGTGCTTTCTTGCTCTTGCAATTTTGCACGAATTTCTGCCAATGTTGCCATAGTTTTTCTCCTAAATGTTTGCCTATGTGTTTTTGCCTAAGTATGCCTCATGACTACTTATATAGTCATTAGTATATGTGTTAAAACTTAACTTGTCAACTGAAAAGTTTATTAAAATCGTAATTAGATAATTTACTCTCCATTGTGTGTTCAATAGTATTAGTTTCAACATGTGTACTTTCTTTTGCATTTGCAGTTAACTTAGGCATCAATTTATTGATTAAATCAACTGCTTGCTTTAACATAGCACGTTCTTGTGGTTTGTCAATACTTAAAGTACCTACCACACTGTCATCTGACAGACGTTGTAAAAGTACACTCAGTTCATCCTGCTTCTTTGAACTTGCTACACTCAATCCAAGATATGACAACACACTTTGAATTTTGCTTTCTGTTGGCATGTTTGAATATGAGCTCAAGTTCATTGGATTCTCAGGATCTGATTTTACATTAACGCCTTTGCGTAATTCAACACTATCCATTTTTTCTATAGTATCTGCTAGGCTTTTTAATGTATCATTAACAAGGTCGTGTGCCTCTTGAAGAGATTTCATTTCCTTGACTAATGCATTTACATACGGTAACGCTTCATCTAAACTTTCATCAAATGTGCGTACTGTAAATTGGTTACGAAGTTTGGTTCTATCTGTTTCATTAATTTTTACTTCTTTTGATTCAAACTTCTCTTTTGTTTCATTGTAGCACTTAGAACCTTTTAGTTTATTCATTTTTTCTCTTAAACTATTAATCCTACTGCTTACTGCTTCAACAATATCTGTTGTATCTTCGTTTACCAAGCCATTACGAAGACTGTATTTTTTAAACTCTTTTAGTTTTTTAAGTTCGATACATTGTTCACTGATGTGTTTACCAAATTCATCATATGGTGTACCGCCTTCTTTAACATGGCGTAGCATTGCTCTTCCACCTGCTAAATTATTGGTTTCCATTCTATAACGTTCACCGTCTGCACTTTCAATATAGATAGCATTAATGTTTCTACTTCTACTACCACGCGATTCTTCGTTAACTGGTTTTGTGTGTTTAATTATTAGTTTGGCATTTTCTAACTGCTGGTAACTGCTCTTGCTACTACCATATGCAGGACTAATGCCCTCTTGTACTTCTTGTTTCATATCTCTCACCTTTTGTGCTTGGTAATCTTGGTCTTTTGGTGTTATTTCCTTAGTAAAACTTTTAAGTGTGTATTCAATTACATTTTGATTTGCTAGATTTTTTAACAAGCCTAATGTATCTTTAAATTTACTCATATCAGTGTTTTGATTAATACTCACACGAAGTTCTCTTTTAGAGTCGGTTTCATCTAAGTTAACCATACTGCCTAAACTAGGAATATAGAAGCGTCTAGCGGTCTCAGGATCAATAGTATTCTCACCTTCGTCGGTAAAAATTTTTATATTATATCCATTGCCTTTTAATATTTTAAAAATATCACTTGCTATAGTTTCGCCACTAATCATACTAAAGTTCCTTTAATGTATTTATGTTAAAAACACAAATGGCATAGGTTCAACAGAGTCCTCATCGCTAAATGTGTCTCTAAGCTCATCATATGCATTCTCATCATACTGTGCAACCTGTTGAACAATTCTAACTACTAATAGTGTAGCCATTACAAGATCATCTTTTTCACTATCTTTTCCACTGTAGCTACTACCTCTTGCTATAAATGTTTTCATCTCAGATAACAATGCATGACTGTATATTATCATTTTATCTGATTCAATCCAGTTTTTAAATTTACTACATGCCGCCAATTTACTTTTATTTGTAGTGGTAAATCCTTTTCTATATGCTCTATTTGCACTACGTGGTTGACTTACGAATGTTCCTGGAATATTGTCTTCACCCATTTCTTGTATTACAACCAGTGCGGCTTCTCCAAGTGTATTGTTTTCTACACTCCAATATATTTCGCTATCTGGTGATTCTTCTTGTATAGTTTGTGCTATACCTTTGATAATCCTTATTTGATCTGTAATAGGAGTTTTGTTGTGCATCCATTCAGCTACTTGTTTCATACCAGGCATTTCAAAAACCTGTACTGCACTATTATCTCCACCTGTACCTAAACTAGGATCCAGTCCAATTACATAAGTCTTGCCCTTTACAATAGGTTTGTACCAACGTATTTGTCCTGTACGTTTATAAGGATCTTTGCTTTCCATTGTAACAAGTTTTAGCTGATTAATTAATGTTTCATCAGCTGTAATAAACTCACAACCATGCTCACGTCTAAAACGTTCTTCGCCTATTTTTGCCGCTTCTTCTCTAGCCCAATCATCATCTCTATCTGGATGTTCTTGCCAATCAACTTTGATGCTTTTAAATCCATTTACACCTACTTCTTGTTCATTGCCAAACTCGTCCATAGTTTTTATAGCTTGTTTCCATATTTGTGCAAATTGATCATTATCTTGGTTTGGTGTACTTGTAATCATACACTTACCACCTGTTGATAGAGTAGGTGAAAGAGATGTCCAAAACTCTTGTGCTATTCTTGGTGGAACAAATGCAAACTCGTCTAGGTATACCAATGTAAGTGAAAGACCACGTCCTGTATTGTCTGTTGTTGCTTGAGCTACAATTCTACTACCATTATCAAATTCAAGCGATCCTTTGTTATATGCTGTGACTCCAGCACGAATAAAATTTGGTAATGTTTCATATGCAAATCTTATACGTTGCATAATCTCCTGAGCACCACTATATTTGTGTGCCGCAATTAATATAGTACTGTCTGGTTTAAACATTGCATACCATAACAAATATCCAGCCGCACAAGTTGATTTGCCAGTTTGTCTTGGCAACATAGCAATACTAAATCTATGATTATGATATACCTCTACTAAACGTTCTTGAAAATCATAAAGATCAAACTTCATACGACCTTTAGTTGGATGTTGAATATAACAATGCTCTCGAAGAAAATGACCAGGGTCTTGTGTACAAGTGACCAATTCTTCCAGTTCTGCTTTTGTGAATTTTTCCCTTTGATAGGGTTTTTTGATAAGGTTTGTATCTACACTCATAGTAGTACTTATTCTATAAAAAAAGAGGCTATGTTTCCATAGCCCCTAAGTTAAATGCCTGCTAATTTTTTTAGGTAGTCTAAATCTTGTGATTCATCGACTTCTGATAAGAAGCCTCTTAGTTTATCTTCTGGACAACTCAT